TTGACCCTCTACAACTGTTTCTTGAAACTCTTCGCCTCCTTGTGGTCCTTCTATTAAATCTGTTTGTTGTGCTACCATGTCTCCATTTGCATAACCTGCTCTACCACCATCAGCCATGTTGTCTTGATAGTCCATCATAAATGTTTCTTTATCTACAAATTCTAGACCTAATTCAATTTGTTTGGCTTTATAATTTTCATAAAGCTGGTCCCATTCGTCTTCCCAACTTGGGTCGGAAGCCATTAGTGTTTCACTAACTTCTTCGTTGCCTTGTGGTCCGTCTATAAAAGCTGTTTCTTGTTCCACATCTTTTCCGAATCTATAACCTGCTCTACCACCATCAGCTGCCATCATTTGATTTGGTGTCTGACCTTGTTGTGCTTGTTTCATTACTAAAATTTTGAACTGTTCGTAAGGCATTGTACCGCCTTTGTTTTTGTACTTAAGATATTCCGCTCTTAACATTTGTTCCATCTGTGCTTCTCCTGCTTCACCACCATTAAGAAGACCAGCTCTCCCACCATCAGCTGCATAAAAATTTGGATTAACAAATTGTTTTTCAGGCATGAATTGAAAGTCTGAATAACTAGTGGGTTGTCTATAATAATTTTGTGCTCGATTAACAATGTTACCAATACTCGATGGCATTAATGACCAGTCTTCTTCTTCTTCTTCTTCCTCGTCTGCGTAAGGACCCATCTTTAAAGCGCTTTGAATAAAGGGAGCTGCAATTCCTGCGCCTGCTGCTAATCCGAATGCTTTTTTAGGATTGAATGAACCACCTGACCATGGGTTTAAAAAACCTCCTAGATTTCTTAGCCATCCAGCGCCCCTGTTACCAACAGGCATTCCTTTGGTTAGGGCACCCTTCATAAAATTAGTTCCCATTAAACCTTTAAATTCTGTACCCGGTATTCCAAATCCTAAGCCACCTAATAAAGCAGCTTTACCTATAGGACTTTTAACTATCTTCTTGACACCTTTGAAAGCTTTCTTAACTAACTTTCCTAGACCATAAGGTTGTCTTAAACTTCCTATACCTTGTAGTTGTTGCGGGTTTTGCATTCTTGAAATAGCCATAATTTTGCCTTAAATCCTATACTTACTTTGTTTTACTGAACAAATCAAGAGCTGGCATGATTACTCGGACATCTCTTTTGATGTCTTTTTCATCAATTCCTTTAACTTTCCACTCTTCCTCTGTCTTATATATTTCTTTTGTCTTAAGATTTGATATTGTTGTTATTATCTTATCTGGTTTTAATTCTATCATTAGTCTACCGTTTGTTTGTTAATGTTTAAATAACTAATTGTTATGTCTACGCCATCGCTTACTGTTCCTGTTGTTGTATAAGAAAGAACAGTGTCGCCTTCTACTACCATGGGATTACTTAAAATCTCTACACTGGTTGCTGCCACTAAGGTTTGAGTATTAATTACTTCAAAACCATTGTTAGTAATTGTTATAGTAGGGGTATTAGATCCAGATTTGTTCGTTACGTGTAAAGATTTAACAATATAGGTCTGATTAATTAAAGGGTTTTGAGTGGCTACTCCAGTTACTGGTGGAACAAGAGTGGTTCCAAAGAATTTAATAGGTCCTTCAGCGCTTGTACTCGTTACTCCATACATTTTATATTCATTTACTACAGCCACTATTCCATAAAGAAGCTTTTAGCTTCTATCTCCTGTTTAACTTCGTCTTGAAACGAAGTATTTAATTTTGTAATCACACCGTCAAGGTCCCGGACGAGTGATTGAAAAGTTGCTTCTTCATACTCTGGAGAAGCTCTTGTTAATGATTGAACAATCTTTGCCATTACAGAAGACCGGCTAAGCCACCTTGAGCTGCGAATTGAACGTCTTCTTCTTGAACGGCTTCTTCCATAGGCTGTCCTTGCATAGCTGCTTGGTATACCACTACTAATTGTTGCTCATCTAATTGTTCTAATGGTAACTGAAAAATATGCATAGCCAAAGCTTCTAGTTGTTCTTTCGATGGTTGTTCTTGACCTTCTACAACTGTTTCTTGAAACTCTTCGTCGCCTCGTGGGCCGTGTATGAAATCTGTTTCTTGTTCTACAAGTTCTCCGTTTTGATAACCTGCTCTGCCGCCATCCGACATCCACTCTCCAGTAAATTGATTAAAATTAGTTTTATCAGCATTAGGTACCTCTTCCTCTTCGTCTACATTTACTAATTGGGGTGCAATTGAAGTGAGATATTTATTTGGCTGTGACCTTCTATCCCATTTATCTCTAATATCTAAATTAGCAAAAGGATCCTTTCCTCCAAGAGTTAATTTATTAAACTCAGATAGGTCCTCAGTTGGTTCATCATATCTTTTACCCCAACCAAATTTTTGTCCAACACCTCTTAATAAATTTCCAAATATTCCACCACTTCTAAGCATGTTCATTATACCACCTTGTCCAGTCTTTCTATAAGCTTGTTTAGCAAAACGATTATTTGGATCTTGTCTATAAGTTTTAGCTAATAATCTCTCATTTGGACTTAAACGAGTTCTGCTGTCAAAAAAACCTGGGTTAACTCTTTGACCAGCTCCAGCATTAATTGCTGCAGCTCTAAAATCTAAAGCAGTTTGTGGAGTAACTCCAGGAGGTAACGCTGGACTTCCTGCTGGTGTAAATTGTGCTCTAACTTCTGCTATATCTCTAGCATTCCTACTACCTGTTTCAGCAGCACTCGCTGCTGTACCAGAAACGTTTTGACTAGAATCTGTTGATCCCCACCCATTTAAACTCATGATACCTGATGGTCCTCTATTAACACCACCTTTTAGGGAGCCATGTAAATCTTGGTTAACAAGTAAATCTTTTTCTTTTTTTGTAATGTAAGCTAGTTCTGTTGAAGGATGTTGTGGTCCGGATCGCCACTTTAAAGGAGCGTTAACCATTTTCTGGTTCCCCAAATAATTTTTAACTCCGCCTTGCATTTTATAAGCCATTATCCTCTTCTCCCATCGGGTTGTATATCTAATCTAAATGTTCCTAACTTCCAATCTTCTGCAGATGACGTGTTTGCTATCTTAAGCGCGATTGATCTGGCTCTTACGCGAGTGTCAACCTTATCACTCGCCGAAGTAATTGTAAAGCTCGTTGTAACTGTACTATCATTTGGAAAATTTCTGGTGATTAGGCTTACCTGTGTGTCTCCTGTCTGAGTAATAAAATCAGGTACGAATCTTCTTATCTTCATAATGTATTCACCGTCTCCTCTAAGATCAGGCATGCCAATTACTTGTCCTTGTGAACTTCTTTTCTGTGTAATATCAAAATCACCTGAAAGAATGTTGGCAATTACAGCAGTAATGGCTCCACCGCTGTCCACTTGATCGGTCCCTGTTTCCTGTTCATAGTATATAGTAGTACCGTCCGTGTTGCCGGTTACATCAAACGATGCATTATCGCTATCATCATAGTTACATGCATGAGGTTTATCAAAGACTGCAGAATCAGCCCATGCAGTTCTGTCCAAAGTACCCGTTGTCCAGATCGGTCGTTTATACATTTTTGATTCTACATAGCTATAGGTCACCACCCGATCCACTACCTCAGATCCTGTACTACAATAGAACCATTGAATTTCACCGAACAAATTGTTCAGGCCACAATTAACTAGATCTTTAGGGGTTGAATTAAGTCCATCATAAACAAAGTCTTCTACTAAACAAGGCATTGATTTTAATTGACCATCGTACATAAAGAAACCATTCTCGGACATCCAGTACGAGGTACCATCAACTTCCACACCTGCATTCTTTCCTAAAAGACCACAGTTAGTTCCTGCCTGTTCAAAGGAGAAGGTAAAAGGTTGACCTACGAATCTCATTAAAAATAAAGAAGTGTCGGTCCATACATAAATAGCATCCCGACCTCTCTTGGCTCCCATGATCACCGAGCCGGCTGCAAGTCTTTGTGAACCTGCGGTATTAGTTGCGGTGACGGTATAAGACTCACTCTGATTAATATCTTCTTGGTTAGACCATCGAATAAACATGTCATCTTGTGTTGCTCCACTTCCAACAGTTGTTTCGGTTCCAAAAAACACTAAGTGTCTATCCGGCGTTGAAACTAATACGTGACGTGAAGCTGTTGGCGCATTAGCAATGATTGTGGCCCTTGTAGAAGTAGATCCGGTTGCATCCCATTCAAAACATTGTCCGTTATATATAAGCGCAATTAATTTTGTTCCATAGTTATCAAGAACCCATAGCCCAGGATCAATTGTATAGTCTGCAGAAGAAGCTTCTCCCCATGCAACGTAGTCTGTGATATTAGTGACAGTTACTCCGGCAGTATGAGACGCTCTTGTTGTGCCATTAACGCTTCTTGCTCCTCCACTTAATGTATTCGTTCCTGTATCATTGGCGGTAAAACTTATATCTTCTGTTCCAATTCTAATTTCTCCTGATGTAGGAAAAGCAGCAGAGCTGGTTAGAACGACATCGGTAGTAGCATCATCAGGAAGTGTTGTTGCTAAAGTTGTAGTTGCTGGACCTGGAGAAGTTCCAGACCATGTACCTGTTCCCCACCCATAACCCCCTAATTGTTTAGCAGGTCCTACTCTATAATAGCATAGGACAGAAGCTGAACCACTAGCAGACAGGGGTGTCCCTGCTTCTTGAGTATCCATTGTGATAGTAAAGGTAAGAGAAGTAGGTACGGACGTTACCATAAATTTTGTGTCTTCAAAACTAGCATCAGTATAAGTAGATCCTACTGCAGTCACTCCACTTACGGCATCGAACTTAACGATATCGCCATCACTTAAACCATTAGTTCCTGATGATGTTACGGTGACAGTTGTTGAAGAACTGGTACTTGTGAAAGTACAGCCTGTTAGTGTCGTTCTAATAGGGTGTATGTCATAGAATATACCCCCTGAATAAACATATAAAATTCTGTTAGTTCCTATGGCTGCGTATTTAATACCAGCGTTATCGTCCCAATGATGAAGAGCTCTCCCTGCGCCGGTTAGTTTATCGGCCCCGAGCTGTTGCCAGCCACCTATTTTTTCAGGAGTACCATATCTAAATCGAACGTTATCACCATCAAACCATTGCCCTTCAGCTCCAGTTTCTGTGACTTGTTTATTGAATCCGGGTAAGAAACCTAATTTTTGTAGCATATAAAACCTGTTTAGTATGGCTTATATCAGATTGGAGGGGAATTCAAATCTTTTAAAGCAAGGGGAATCTGTGGTGGATCATCCCCTCACCAATGTATTTTATATCTTATTTTTTAGGTAGTGTAAAGCCTTTAAACCAGTTTGGAACTCCCAAGAAAGGACGGCCATCAAACTTGTTTGTTTTAGCAGTTTTCTTTTTAGCATCATTATAATGTAAAAAAACTTGACCGCAGTC